TATTTGGAATACTACTGGCGATACCCTGCTTAGGGGTTCTGGAAATGGTTGGATAAATATACAACCTAAGTCTGGTGAAGCTGGTATTGTTGTTAAGCCAGATAATGCAACAGAACTCTATTACGACAACAGTAAGAAGTTTGAGACGACGAGTGGAGGAGCTTCAGTTACTGGTGCTTTAGATTGCGATAGTTTTGATTGTTCAGGTAGCTTAAATGTTAGTGGTAATGCTACTTACCACGGTAATTTAGACTTGCATGATAATGATACATTAAGACTCGGAACAGGAGATGATCTCCAGATCCACCATGATGGAACGCAATCATGGATTTATAACTACACAGGTAATTTAAATTTAGGTGTAAATTCAGACTACGCCGTAAGGATGATACCTGACGGAGCCGTAGAACTCTATTACGACGGCAGTAAGAAGTTAGAGACGACGAATGCTGGTGTAAAAATTACTGGCAGTCTTGGATTACAGATGAATAATTGTGATGTTTATATTGATGATGGCAGAACTGTAACTTTTGGTGGTAGTAATGATCTCCAGATCTTCCATGATGGATCTAACTATGGATTCATACTTAATAATACTGGTGATTTAGTTATAAAAAATGATAATTCTAGTACTAATGCAATTAGAATTAGATCAAAAGGTGATGAAGAAGATATTGTTTGTAACGCAAACGGAGCCGTAGAAATCTATTACGACAACAGTAAGAAGCTTGAGACGACGAGTGGTGGTATCCAGATGACTGGTCATATTGTACCTACTACAAACAACACTTATGACTTAGGTACTAATAGTAATCGTTTCCGTAATTTAAGCATTGCTCTTGATATTGATGTATCTGATAACGGTAAAGTCCTTATAGGAGATGCCGATGATCTCCGGATCTACCATGATGGAACCAACTCGTACATAAAAAATACCACTAATGATCTAATTATTTGGGACGATTCTCGAATAAGGTTTAGAACACCGTCCTTCATGGTTAACAATGATAATAATGATGAAAATCTTTTAATTGCTACTCAAAACGGAGCCGTAGAACTCTATTACGACGCCAGTAAGAAGTTTGAGACCACCACTGGCGGTGTCAACGTAGTAGGTGCTTTAACTATTAACGGTGCTGCTTTGGCTGGTGGTGGTGGATATGCTTCTACTCAGGTTTTTACGTCATCAGGAACATGGACTAAACCATCAGGAATAAAATTAGTACGAGTTGTCGTCACAGGAGGAGGTGGTGCTGGTAAAGGCAATTATGCTAATAATTCGGCAGGCGGCGGCGGCGGTGGTACTGCTATAAAGACGATTGATGTAACAAGTATTTCAAGTGTGACCGTAACTATTGGTGCTGGAGGTGCATCCTCTCAAGACGGAGGAGTTGCGGCTCCCTCTGGTAGTGCAAGTAGTTTTGGTTCTCATTGCTCTGGGGGCGGGGGAGGAGGAGGAAATAACTGGACTGCTGGCGGCGCAGGAGGCTCAGGCTCTAGTGGAGATGTCAATATTAAAGGAACTATGGGGCATGGTTATTGGCAAGGACTTAATCAAGTTAACGGAGGCGGCGGCGGAACCATTTGGGGATCTCCAGTCAACCATGCTAATGCTGTAACTAATTACAATGGAGATATTTACGGTGTAGGTGGTAGTGGTGGTTCTAGAGGATCACAAAACTATTGGCCTGGTGGTGCAGGCTATCAAGGTATAGTGATCGTATATGAGTATAAATAAAGTTATAGTAGTTATATATGAGTACAGATAAATGAGAGCACACGTAGTCAAAGATGGCGTTGTTACCAGCACAATTATTGTCAATAGTCTTTCAGATTTTCCAGATTTAATTGATGGAACTGAGGGTGCTATTGGTTGGACTTGGGATGGTTCAACTTTGAGTAACCCTAATGCATCTACTACATCAGAAATTACAGCTTTAAAAGCAGATGGTGGAAGAGTTAAAAGAGATAGTCTATTAGCAGAAACTGACTGGATGGCAAGTTCAGATCTCACTATGTCTGATGATTGGAAAACATATCGCCAAGCTTTAAGAGATATACCAACTCAATCAGGTTTTCCAGAGACAATTACATGGCCCACAAAGCCTTCCTGAGAAAAACACCTAAAATAAAAAAAGAACTAGACAAACTAATTTTTCAAAGATGGCAACGAAAACATGGCAAGTAAATACCCTAGAGCGTGAACTAGCAGACGGGTATGTATTTAAAGTTATCTACCGCGTCAACGGTGTCGATGGTGATTTCAAATTCAGAGCGACTGGCGAGGTAGACCTTCCCAAGCCATCAAGTCTTGTACCTTATGCAGACCTTACTGAATCGCAGATACTAGGCTGGACGAAAGCAAAGCTTGATGCTGATCAAGCTGGAACAGTAGCTGCGATTGAATCAGAAGTTGAGAATGGAGTGAATATCCAGAAAACTCCAACCACTGGAACAGGAAAGCCATGGAGCTAAAACCCATAACATAGAAATTAATTGTCTATAATTTGAATACGATATAAAAATGAAATGGCTGATCGTCAGGAACTAGCTCGTCAACTTATAGAAAAAGTAAAAGAGCAACAAGTAGCAGGTGCTAAATATCAAGAAGTAACTAAAGCCGTAGACGGATTAAAAACAGCGATTGCTCAAGAAGCAATTAACGACCTTGAAGAGGTAACACCTGCTGAAGTCGTTCCAGAGTAGACGTTAGGTTCTTCGGTTCAATTAAACTACTGATAGGGAAATAGAAGAAACCTATTCATGGCTTACGGTGACCTAAAGGTAAGGAATTTAATATGGAATACAGGCTCTGGGGATAACACAGTAGTTCTGAGTACATTGCTAACAGGTAGTAGTCCGAACTGGACAGGGACTGCTACGGGGGTAAATCTCACGCTAAGTGGGGATCTCCAAGTGAATGGGACGACCACTACTATTAATACGACAACGCTTCAAGTAGAAGACAAAAATATAGAGATCGGGAAAGTATCAAGTCCTAGTGACACGACTGCCGATGGTGGAGGCTGGAGCTTACTTGGTGCTACGACAAAGACATTTAACTGGGTTAATGCTACGGATGCTTGGACTTCTTCTGAACATATACATTTAGGAGATAACAAGAAGTTAATTGTAGGAACAGGACAAGATCTCCAGATCTACCATGATGGATCTAACTCATATGTAAACAATACAGGCACAGGGTATTTAATACTTCAAGGTAACGGATCAAGTGATGTAAGTATCAGAGCAGTTAATGGAGAATCGGGAGTAGTTGTTAAACCTAACGGAGGCGCTTCAAAAGTAGAACTCTATTACGACAACGGTAAGAAAGCAGAAACTAGTGCAGATGGTTTAAATATAACTGGAATGTTGTCATCAACAGGCAATATTCAAATACCTAACGATACGAGTAAACTACGTCTAGGAGCTTCGCAAGATCTAGAGATATACCATAATGGTACAGACTCATACATAAATCACACACCTACCTCTGGAAAGCTTCAAATCAGAACTGATGAAATAAGGATTAGTTCTTATGCTGGCGATGAGGCGATGATTAAATCGTTTAAAGATGCTGCGACATATCTCTATTACGACGGCAGTAATAAGTTAGCCACGACGAGTTCAGGCGTTACGGTAAATGGAAAAGTTGGTATAGGTTTTACTTCATTTAATGACGCTGCTGAATATTTATTAGTCGGAAGTACTACTACTGCTGCAAATATAAGTATTGTTGCAAATAACACTAATCATTCTTCTTTAAATCTAGGGGATGAAGATGATTTTAATATTCAAAAAATAAAATCAGATCATACAGATAATTCTCTTCAGTTTTTTACTAACGACGGTGAGAGATTTAGATTTGGAAGTTCAGGTCAATTAGGAATTAGTGGAGCTAACTACGGAACAAGTGGACAAGTCCTTACATCTGGTGGCCCAAGTGCAGCTCCTAGTTGGGCTGCTCCTGCTAGTGGTGGTGGTGGATTATCTGAAATAGATGCATGGTGTCTCTCAGGTTCTTGGCCTACTGGTACGTGGTCTAATAACAGACTGGGAAATGCTTCTAATGATACGGGTACTGGCACCTTTACCCGTAACAGTGAACATAACATGCCAATTGGTACAGGAGTAACAAATACAAATGGATTGTTTACGTTTCCATCAACAGGAACTTGGGAAGTAACATTCCAATGTTATTTACAGAAAATCGGAACTAATTATCCAGATGTCAAGCTCACTATGTGTAATACAAATGCAACTGGTGGAGGGGAAACACTGGCAGAAACATCAACAACCCTTACTGCCAATGACCATTATCACGCTGCAATGTCTATGTCAGCAATGTTTAAAGTTACAAATACAACTAATAACAATGTTTGGGTAAGATTAAATTCTGATACAACCCTATATATGTTGGCAGGGTCAAAGCAGAATATGCTTTTCAAGAAACTAACTTAAGTGAAACTCCCATCCATAAAGCTGACGTAACAGGTGCAACTAATAATAGTCAATCTTCTTTAACAACAGGATCAAAATACTTCATACAAAAAAAATGGATCATTAGCAACTACAGCAGGTGATCCAAGCGTAGAAGCTGGCATTGCCTTGTCTTCCACTAAACTACTAATCAAATGATAAACAAGTAGTCATAACGACTTCCACTAAAATAAAGATATTGGGAAAAGAAGAGATCTCTTCATGGCATTTGGTGATTTAAAGGTTCAAGATCTGATCTATGAAGATGGGTCTAACAATGAGATAACAGTCGTACTAGCAAATTTAGTAGTTAGAGACGGTAGCGGAGATCTTGTTCAAGCAGATAATAAAAAATTTATCGCTGGTACGGGATCAGATCTCCAGATCTACCATGATGGAAGCAACAGTTTCATAAAAGAAGCAGGTACAGGAAGTTTATTTATTGATGGAACTACTGTATATATACGAAATGCAGCAGGTGACGAGCATCTAGCAAATTTCCATAGTAATGGAACTAATAATCTCTACTATGACGGTGTTGTAAAACTCTCAACTAATGCAAGTGGTTGTACCTTTGGCGATAACGTAAAACTACAAATTGGTTCTTCTCAAGATCTCCAGATCTACCACAACTCAATAGATAATTATATTATCGGAACTACAGGTGACACGTATATTAGAGCAGCAGATGAAGTCAAACTTCAATCATACGTTGGCTCAGAAAATATGCTTGTTGCTGACTATAATGGTTCAGTAAAACTCTATTACGACAACAGTAAGAAGCTATCAACATCAGGAAGTGGTGTTGAAATTGAAAATGGTGATTTAAGAGTCCATTTGGATTTAAAAATTATTAACGATAATAGAAGGCTTTGGCTAGGTGCTGGTAATGATTTAAGTATCTACCATGATGCAAGTCACAGCAGAATTACTAATAATACTGGTCAGTTACATATAAAAAATACATCTACCTACTCATACTTTGATACTGATGGTTTATACATAAGAAATGCAGCAGGTTCTGAAGGGTTTATATCAATTAACAATAACGGTTCAGTAGATCTCTATTACGACGGTAGTAAGAAGCTTGAGACGACGAGTGGTGGTATCCAGATGACTGGTCATATTGTACCTACTACAAACAACACTTATGACTTAGGTACTAATAGTAATCGTTTCCGTAATTTAAGCATTGCTCTTGATATTGATGTATCTGATAACGGTAAAGTCCTTATAGGAGATGCCGATGATCTCCGGATCTACCATGATGGAACGGATTCTCACATTGACAGTCTAACTGGTGGTATCCATATAAAAGATACTGGCGGCTATATGCGGCTGAAGTCTGATGATTTAAAATTAGAATCTGCAACAGATGAAGACTATATAGCTTGCACAGCCAACGGAGCCGTAGAACTCTATTACGACGCCAGTAAGAAGTTTGAGACCACCACTGGCGGTGTCAACGTAGTAGGTACTTTAACTATTAACGGTGCTGCTTTAGCAGGTGGTGGATTTGCTTCTGTACAATATTTCACTAGTTCTGGGACATGGACTAAACCATCAGGAATTAAGATTATAAGAGTGACTGTTCTAGGAGGAGGCGGAGGCGGAGGTAGAAGTAACGGTGTTTATAGTTATGGAGGAAATGGTGGAGGTGGAGGTGGTTTATCTCAAAAAACTATTGATGTTACTTCTATTTCTTCAGAAACGGTAACCATTGGAGCAGGTGGATCAGGCACAAGTTCTAATGGAGGAAATGGATCGGCTGGAGGAACAACAAGTTTTGGTAGTCATTGTTCAGCAACTGGAGGTTCTGGTGGGATAGGTAATGTTAATGGGAATGGTACTTCAGGGACCACAACAGCAGGAGTAGGTTCTAGTGGAAATATAAATTTAAGAGGTGGGTACGGAAGTATAGGTATTAGAGGACAAAATAAGTGTGTTGGAGGAACTGGTGGTGGAACAGCACTGTGGGGTGCAGCTTGTCCAGGAGGTTTAGCTGCTGCTGGAGGTGCTGTGGTAACTCCTGGTTCAGGAGGAGGAGGAGCTGGAGGAGGTGGAACCTCCACTGCGGGAGGAGCAGGTTTAATAGTAGTAGAAGAATTTAAGTAGTAATATATAAATACAGAATAATAAAAAAATGAAAGCACATGTAGTTGAAAGTGGTGTAATTACAAACACTGTTGAGGTTAATGCACTTTCTGATCTCCCTAATTTAGTAGCTGTAAAAGCAAATGAAAGTATAGGTTGGAATTATGACGGAACTAATTTTACTGATCCTAATGCATTATCTGCATCTGAGCTGACAGCTATAAATGCAGTGTCTAAAAGAGCAGAAAGAGATTTCCATTTAAAAGAGTCTGATTGGACGCAATATAGAGATGTTGCTTTAAGCAATGATGCAGATTGGAAAACATATCGCCAAGCTTTAAGAGATGTACCAACTCAATCTGGGTTTCCAAGTTCAGTCACGTGGCCTACCAAACCTTCCTGACAAAACACCTAAAACAAAAAAAGCACTGGAGCGTGAACTAGCACTAACCCTAAAATAAGACTAAGCTTACATAACGTAAGCCAAGTCTCGCATGACATTACTTGACCAAAGAGAGCAAGCAAAACAAGCAGTCAGACAGCAGCAGAACCGCTGTGATTTTATTAATTATCTATATGATCGTTCTGGTCGTCATGATTTACCAAAAGGCCAACACCCCCATGCTGTTTTTACAGGGCTAGCAGAAGACTTTGCTTTGGAATTAGGCAGGGAAATTGTCCAAGATATGTCCAATAATTGGCATATTAAAAATGTAAGAGATGGGTTAGAGGTCAGAGACAACGCAAAGAAGATTGTTTTTGAGCAGAAAGATGAAGCTCAGAATTAGTCAGCCAAACCAACAAATCGAAGCAATGGTTGGTGCTAGGGAGTTCTTGCTTCGTTTAACTGATACAAAGGAAACACCAAGGATTCCTAGAGAAGTCAGAAGAGAAGCAAGAGCAATCATGAGACACTTCCCACCAGAGCACGAGTTAAGACCCCTATTAATTAAACTTTTGGATAAATAAATTACCTACAATAGGGAATAAGTGCTTATACGATTGCTTACTAATGGAATTTGCTGGGAGTCGGGATAAGGTTAAACAGCAAGAATTTATAGATCTACTAAAGCGAGTAGGTGTAAAGGACGTTTCTCCATGGGAAGACGAATTAAATTCAGAAGGCTTAATGAGTGACGAAGGTAAGGCTTTGATGTATATAGATCGAAAAAATTATATGAATCAAGACAAGCAAAAAAAGGAAGGAGGTTTAGGTAGTGCGTTAGGTACTCTTGGTTTAGATAGTTTGTCATCACCAAGTTTTAATGAACCAATCACTTCAGATAATGCCTCTAAAAGTGTAGATGAGTTGTTCTATCCAGGGATGGCTGAGAATACTTACGAGCAAATAAGAAGAAGAGAAGGTTTTGAAGATTTAAATAATTCCGGTTCAACTGAAGATGAAAAAAGGGAGCATTTGCAATTTATGCGCGAATTAATGCAAAAAGGACAAGAGAGGGGTTGGTAGCAATGCTCTTTGCTGGAAGTAAGCCAGAAGTTCAATCAATACTTGGATTGCAAGAGCGAAATCGAATTTGCCTGCAATCAAATCCACCTAAGTGTTTTGATGTAGGTGATCCTCTGGGTGGCTCTTCAGGAATAAATACAAATGAAGATCTCATTGGAGCACAAAATGTAGAAGATCAGTTGCAGTACTGGAAGAGAGGTGGTCAAGGTAAAAATTGGGATGATCTCAGCCCAGGAACTAAAGAATGGATATTAAAAAATGGTATGCCAGTAAAAAAAGCAGAGGTTCCTGAAACTTGGAACGAAGGAACTGGAATTGAAAAAGGAGGATATGAAAATGCTCCTCAATGGTTAAGAGATCAGCTTTGGAAACAAGATTTAAGAAAAAGACAAGAATCAGGCTTGGAACCGGTGGTTTCTTGATATGAATGACGTAGATAAAATTCTGGCCGCGCTGGATTCATTAATGCAATCCAAAGGTGCAGGTGAAGGAATTATGAGAGCGGCTCAGCTTGGAGATGTGACCGCGAGAAGTTTGGTGAGTAAAGCAGCTAGAGATATAGACAAATTGCAGGAAATAACTGGGCCAAAAATGTATCAAGCAGTTGAACAGGCTGAGATCAAGGCACTGGCAGATCGAGCAGGTGTTAGCGAAGAAGAAATGCAGGGCAGAATTAATAGTGATGATGTAACTCCTAAAAAAGTTAATCAATTAAGTAAGGAAGAGTTCTATCAAAAATTTCCTAAACAGGCATTATCTGACGAAGAACTATTCCTATCAAATATTCTTAAAGATCAAAAGGGCGTAGGAAAAACAGTTGATGAAGTATTTGATAATGCGTTTGTATATGGAGTCAATAAATTAGGACTAAGTCAGGAAGAAGCAAAGACTTACGCCAGTGGAATTATTGGAAAAATTACTACTCCTGAACAACACACACCTGCTGGCCCAGATTTGCAGGCCAAGCTTCAGCACGTAAAAGATACAACACCAACTCCTGTGTCTAAAGGAGGTATAAAAATGGCAGGAAAATATGCAAAATATATCGTGCCTTTACTGGGTGGTACTAGTGGTTTGTATTTATTAGCAGATGCTTTAAGTGATAACGAAGGTGAGCGAATGTCAGCTCCAGTTGATGAAGATGAGGCAGCAAAATTAGCTGCTGCTGAATTATTAGCACAAGCTGTTAGTTAACAATTATCGAAAAACAATTACGCAAATTAATTAAACTTAGTCTGAAGGCTGAAGTCTGTTCATCCAGAAAAGAAGCCAAGAAATTGTTAAAGAAAGAACTAAAAGCTCAAAAGAAAATCCAATCCAAACAATTAACTAAATGAACTTTTTCAGCGATCCAGAGGCTTTCCAATTAGCCATAATCTTCCCGTTTATTCCTTTGATATGCGTGGCAGTAGTAACATTTATCCTCGGCTACGATTCCAGAAAAGACGATGACGATGATGATGATCGAGGCACTCTTCAGCCTGCTTGGTATCCAACATAATGATTAGCTCTTCGGGTCAATAATCCGAAGGTCGTGTATTGTTACAGAGCTAACCGCAATCACACACTGTGTTCTCCATGCTCCGTGCCCCGAAAAGGTGTGCCCCGCCCATGTTTGCAACCCAGTCGTGGACAGGCTTCTTGCCCTATAACAGGAGGGCTCATAACCCGAAGGTCGCAAGTTCAAATCTTGCCCCCGCCACCAATAACATTAAGCCCGGTAGCCACTGGGCTTTTTTAGTGCTAGAAAGGCTTTGAGGGATATATATGAGTTAAATGAGCCTATCAGGAACCTCCAGAAATCGACAGAGAGTACAGCTCATTCGGCCCCGTTTTTGGCCCCGTTTTAGCGTATGGCCCCGTCTTATGCCCCGTTTCGGCCCCGAAATAGGGTCGTTTTTTGCTCGATGGGGCACAAAGAATCAGCCCCAATGTCGGGTTGTTTCTATCGAAGTGGGGCAAAATCATGCTTAGTCACATAAAAACTTTTGATGCACAGCAAAAGCAAGAGAATCACAGATGGAGGATGATTGAGCGAAAAGATCGTCCTTATATTTATGTCAGAGATACTTTTAATCGATCGACAAGGATTTCGTTAGCACCTAAAAGGAAAGATGTATACGCTGATTGTAAAATTGTTTGGGCACAAATTGAATTAATAGGCCAGAAAGATTGGGAAGATAATTTCATCGTAGAAAGCAAAATCAATGCATGGACAGAAGATGCGAATGCGATTCAGGAATTTTTCAATAGGAAAAATAAGGGTTCTACGAATAAAAATTACCTGTCATTATTTAAGCAATTATGTGAGCAAGAAATCCCACAAACATATAAATCCATCAATCAATGGATGTCAGAGAAAGAGATTGGAACAAAACCATTCCAAACTCGCTTGGAATTTATAAGGCAACTGCAAGATTTCCATCGAACAAGAAGTGGTCGGTATCCTGCGTGGTTTACGGATGAGCAATATCAGGCATTAAGAAGTCTTCATAATGACCAAAAAAAAAAGAAGGGTAAATATCAAAGTGCAAAAGATTTAACAGCAACTAGAGGAATAGTTTCTAAAGAAGAAGCAGAACAATATCTAGATGCCAATATCACGGAATTTCCATGGCAGTGCTGGGCTATCGCCATGATGATGTGTTACGGGCTAAGGAATCATGAACTTTGGTATATGAAACGACTTAAAAATTTATTCATTGAAATTCCTGGCACATTAACAAAATCGAAAACAAGTCGAATCGTTTGGCCTGCTTTTGCTGCATGGGATAAGCGTTATGGACTATTTTCAAATTTCATAAAGTACCAAAATCTTTTAAGGAGTAAAAGGAAGCCACGCATTAAAAGCATGACAGTGGCAAATAGAACATATTCAATTAATGATGAGGAAATTTTTTTTGATGGTATTGGGGATAACAATGATGAACTTGGAGAGTTTTTAACTCGCAACACCCTAGGGGTTAATTACGAAAGCACTAGAAGCCATTTGCTTAAAGGAGGTATGAAGGAATACGGCAGAAATGGAAAGATAGAGAATGGAATGCCTCCTCTTCTAGTTAAATCTCCTATAAAAAGATCAAGAAAAAAGATACCTGTTAAGCCGTATGACCTGCGCCACACCTGGGCGGTATTCATGCATACTGATCCCCATTTCAGATCTATGAAGTCTGCTGACGAATGTGCCGAAGCGATGGGACATGGATTAGCAGTTCATAAAAGTAAATACCTGCTTTGGCTCAATAAAGATGAGATAAATAAGGCAACAATTGAATCCCACCAGCATCCATACGCTGCTTAAGTATATTTACTCAAATCTCTATCAGACACCACAGATGGTGTTGAAATTGTACATTTTGTCACAGATTGACGCTATTCTTCTCGCAGCATTACGAAAAGCAAACCAATGCGGCAAATGCAGGATCTCATGGTAGATGAGATGTATGACCAGTTAGATGTCATTAAATTCGAGGGAGAGACAAAGACTTACCTCGAAGGACTTAATCTTGCTGGCATCAAAATCGAAACAATCTCTCACGGAGAAATTGATCACGAAGCCAGAACAATTGAAGTTAAATTACAGATCCCTAGAGGGCGCAATTAAAGGTTCCGCAGCAACCTCTCCAGTCTTCCTCTTCTAGTAGCTGAATCCTTTCCTCGTTTGGATTCGAATCAGTAATAAAATACGCAGCGCTGTGCTTTCGGTTAATTACTTCTCCCAATGCCTGTTCGATTGGTTGAGTAATTCGTTGGCAAACATGACCAGATGCTCCAAGAACTTCCTCTTTTACATTTCCATCTGGGCTGATGGTGATTTTAATTTCGTGATTTGGCATCGCAAATAATTAGTGAAAGAAATAATCCCTTCGTATAAATGAAGGTAATTGATCAATTTTCGAGAGGGATACTTCCTCTCCGCACCAGAACGTGTCTTGGATTTCTTGTGCTGTTCTCATAAAGCTGTGATAGAGGAACAGCTTGAGAAAGAACTGCAAGACAGGATTGCTTTGATTTCGGATCGTTGATTTAATTGCTTCTGCCTTCTTGATCAACGTCCAAAATTTAAATTCTTCATGTAGTTCCATTGTCATCCTCTGGGTCTACGATTTCATCTGGAAATTCCATTGCAAATTCCATGTATTGAATGTCGTCTAGCTGGTGAAGCGGGATTCCTGACTTCGAGAATTGCAGCTTCCTCTTATTACCTTCCTTGTGGTCTTCAAAATTAGAGCTGGTCATCTTGCCGCCGCCTGCTTCCGAACTAATCGTCTTTGAAGTGCGGATCTGGACTGACTAAGTAGGCGCTCAACTTCTGATAGTTTCCAGACCTTATGAGATAAAGGGTTAAAAGGATCTTTCAGTCTGTAATGAACTCCTTCTGTGAATATCGGATAATGTCGCCAAAGGGTATCTCTGCTAATACACAGATACCTGCAAAGATCTTTTTTACTTATCCAAGCTTCTGCCATTGAATCGACCTATCGGTCTATCTAGTGTATGCTTTATCTTGCATAATGCAACTTTCTTAATATATAAGTAATTGCAAATTGAAAAATGGCTGAAGTCGAAGAAAAAAAGAAACTGTCTGAAGAGGAAAAGAAGAAAGCAGAAGCTGCTAAGAAAAAGAAAGAAAAAAAAGAAGACCATGACGAACCTCTATGGCAGGAGGTTTTGGCGGCAAGTCTGAAAGTTGGAATTCTTGGGTGGTCCGTACTCATTCTCACTCTTTCATACTGCTCCCTTCCAGAAAAGTTGACGTTTGGGACGACAGTTATCGAAATTCCAGAGCAAGGAAATATTGATCCAACTTTTCCTGCCAGCTTGCTGGGCGGAATCCTGTCATCGCTAGGGATTGCGACGGCTACTGCTAAGAAGAATGGAGGTGGAAATAGTGGTGGATTAACAGAAGAAAAACTCCTTAAAATTCTTGCAACATTAAATAATAATGAGCAAGTAATTCGTGTTCAGACTCCTATCCACATCGTTGGTGGCGAACTCGTAAAATCAGAGAAGCCAACAAAGGATAGTTAATGTCTGACTCTGGAATAAATCTTGATGCTTCCCAAGAGGTCAAGATCACAGTGATGCAGTTGAAGATAGAGCGTCTGGAGGAGAAGCAAGCAGACCTTAGAGAGAGGCTAAAGGTAGTAGAGAAGTGGGTAATTGGAGCTGCTGCTGTTATTGCTGCGGGAACCACAGTTGTAGGATTTGCTACCAATATAAGTAAAGCGTACCTCTAAAAATTTTTCGATAATTATTTTTCTCTAAAGTGTAGGGGAGAGTTATTTTTTAGGTGATGAAACGGTTCGCTGTTTTAATTGGGTTGTTGTCGCTATGTGGACCTGCTTATTCAGAAGTTCATCATCGGATTCAATCGAGTATTCAATTAACTGTTGATGGGGCTAGCTCAGTTGCAACACGGGTGCCGTCAACCATATCGGTAAGTGGAAGTAATATTGCAGTGGGTTCAGGAAATAATGATACCTTTTCAGGTCTAACTGTTGGTTCTGCAACTGCTGCCCCGACTGGGATTATGGGAAATTATAATATTCATACAGCCGGGCAAAGTTTCAGTTTTAGTAATTCATATTTACAGGGTGATCCTATAGCTACTTTGAATGCAGGTTCAACTGTTAGTACGACAACAGGACAGGTGCAGTCCATTCCTTCATATGGTCAGACTACGACATTTGCTGGTGGAACTAAATCTACGTTGGCTGGAACTTTGACTAGTGTTGGGGGAGGTACGACAGCGATCGTAGGTGGTGGAGCGGGTACTACTGCGATTGCTCAACACGTTCAAGAGCTAACCATACGCTAGGGTGAGACGTTTAGTTGGTTTAATATTTATATTGCTTAGCTGGGCAGACCCCAGTCATAGTGTGCCTGTGGTCCCAAATTATACATCTGGAAAATTAGATAGCACTACCACTCAACGCCAAGTGATATCGGAGGTGATAGTGTCAGAAGATTATAATTCTGGATATGTTTATAGTGTTTCTGGTACAG